CCACGTTTATAGGGGTGGCATCCAATAGGTCCACGGTCCCACCCATCGACCATATACTCCTCAGTAGGAATGTCTTTACTCATGTGAGTTCCTTTCCTCCATATTTTACATAAAGTCTTTTTACTTGTTCTTTATCAAGACCAGCAAGATTTATACAATTATGCAAACACAATCTGATACATTCACGATCAGAGACAGGTGCTCTCTGTCTCCAACCATGCTCATCAATTATGGTTTTAGCACCAGCAAATCCGAAACCCTCATCATCACCACCTGCTTCAACATGTTTAAGATCTTGAGACTTAGAAGGGTTTTTATAGTTATGAGTTTTACTCATTTAACTTACCAATATACTGATAGATTAAATCCCACTTAAATTCATAAGTTTCACCATTTTCATCTTGAAGATAGAATGGCATATTAGGATACATTCTCTTAGCACCATAGTAATGATTAATGACATTATAGTCATCATCAATACATCTTTCTGCTTCGAGTTCTTCTTCAGAATACTCCATTATCCAAATGTAGAATCTGGTTCTAGAGCAATGTAATATGTGAGATCTCTATCTGCATTAACAAAACGAGAAAGAAGTTTCTGGGAAACAACTACTTCATAAGTTCCAGGAAGGATCTTAATATTCTCAACCTTAAAGTTAAATGAGAACTCTTTATCAGTCTCTCCTACAGTAATAGAGAAACTATTAGAAGTATCATTCTTCTTATCTCTTACTACAACTTTTACTACACCTGCTTCACCAACTACAGAAAGATCTGATAACTGATAAATGGCAGCCGCTTTAAGCAACTTATCCAACTGCTCAGTACTGATTGTAAAAGTAACATCCTCACTGGGAAGTTCTATTGGTTTGTCTGGAGGAGTAATGATAACATTAGGATCTGCAAAGAAGTACTTAGAACGCATCTTTCCTTCTTTAATAACCACATGACCGTCATTAGCAAAATCTAATTCTGGATCATGATAAAGATTACCAATACCATTTAGAAACTGACTGAGATCATAGATACCAAAATCTTTAGGTAACTCTTCTTCAATAGTTACTTCAGCAAGAATATTCTTCATAACACTAATCGTGCGAAGTCTATTCCCTTGTTTGAATAGAATAGATTGATTAATATCCTTAAAGTTCTCTAGGATCTTAAAGGTATTCTTAGAAAGTTTCATAGCCACGGGTCGTAGTTTCATTGAGTTGCCCACTAAAGTGATAAAGTAGGAGTGAATAATGTAGTGCTTTTAGTATATCACGTTTTGCTTGTCCTTTTTTATCATATCTACTTAGATACTTGATTGCATTAGAACGACAGAAAGATTCTGCATCTCCCACTGACTCAATAAGATCAAGTGTTTGAACATTATTCTCTTTAGAAGTATAGTGTCCATTGTAGGTTGTAGAAATATAATCTTGAAGTGCCTTAATAGACTCATCTTCCTTATATTTTCTAGGATTATTTGATTCTATTCCAGGTGTTGGTGTAGTAAAATGATGAGCAGCAGCATCATCATTATCTGCTAGAAAACTTTGAGGAAGTGGTATTTCAGTATCTGTAAAATTGAGATTCAGAGTCTCATACTCTGCAGTATCAGTAAATACAATATCATCAAAGTTAGTAACCATAGCATCTCCACCTGTGATAGTGATATGCTCATTATCTAAAGCAGATGTATCAATCTTTATATCCCCCATCTGAGTAGTATCCACCCAATAATCATCTGTGGATGCAGCAGATGCTGTATTTCCTGATCCTACCGTAAAGATAGGATTTTCTGCTGTTGTAATGTTTATACCATCAAGTTTACAAGGGGTCACATCATCCTCCTTAATAGGGTAAGTTTTATCCGTCATTGTTTTCTTTTTAATAGGAAAATGTTCATCAAGTGTTCCATTAATTACATCATAAGCAAGGCTCCATGCATTAATCATACATTTTATCCTCCAATTTGTCAAGATCTACATCAGCATCTACTTTATCATATAGTTCAAGAAATGCTTGCTTTGTCTCATCATCAAAACGATTGACACAAACTTGAATTGCTTTCATCTTATCATTGAAAATGCTGTAAGCACGAACAATGTGAACTAAACGACGAGTGCTAATGATCTCTTCGATACCACCATCATAGAATGTTTTACGAATTATGTCACCCCAATCAACAAGTCTTGCAATAAAGTCTGTATCAGTAATTCCAAGATTAGCAGCCACTCCACCAAGGATTCTCTTCTCTACAGAAGGTGCTGGATAGTCTTGCTCAAAGGTTACAGGGAATCTCTCAAGGAATGCTTCATTAAGTACATTAGTACCAATAAATCTACCATCGTCGGATCCTTTACCCTTAGTATTAGCAGTTGCTATTACATTGAATCCTACCGCAGGTCTAACAAACTTACCGATTTTTTTGAGGAACAAGCCTTTGCCTTCAAGTATGGGTTGGAGGCATAGGATTTTGTTACTAGCCAAGTCAACTTCATCGAGTAACAAGATTGCTCCTCGTTCGAGTGCTTCAATGACAGGTCCGTTATGCCAAACAGTTGCCCCATCCACAAGACGGAACCCACCAATAAGATCGTCTTCATCAGTCTCAATAGTAATGTTTACACGAATCAATTCTCTCTTTAACTGAGCACATGCTTGTTCTACCCCAAAGGTCTTACCATTACCAGAAAGTCCCGTAATGAACGTAGGGTAGAACTGTTTTGATTGTATTACTTTCTTTACATCATTAAAAGACCCAAACTTAACAAAAGTGGAATCAGCTTCTGGAACAAGATTCTGAAGGGCACTAGGTTCTACCGCAGGAGCACTAAAAGACTTCTCAATATTCTCAACTGCTTTAGTGGTAACTTCTAGGTTCCACTTACCACGACCAACAGAAAACTGTTTAATTTTTTTAGTGACTGTTTGATAAGCGATGTCATTAGCAGCACAGAATCCACGTACATCAGCTGCAGTGAACTCTTTACCGTATGTACTTCTCAAACCTTCAATGATTTCATCAGCAGTCATTTTGATTTCAAACATGGGTGATTTGCTTTGATAAACCTATTATACACAAAAAAAACCTCCTGGTGAAGGAGGTTGTGACAGTTCATATTCTGGTTCTCTTGGATCTATTCTTGGATCCCAGTAAAAAAATTGCATGTCTGATAATCGACAATGCATTAAAGGTTTATTTAATTTCATATACCTTGATCCTTTGTTCTAGTAAAAAACTCCTTCATACTAGACTGTAACTGACCTTCATTTTCTTTTGGATCCAACTTATCATAACCATTCCTTTTTTTCCATTGCCCATACATTGCTTGCATCATCCATGATTGAGAAAGACTATGAGGCCCATCTCTCAATAACTCTGCTTGTCGGCCAGTGTGGTATGGAAGAGATTCTTCTCTCCAATTAGAATCATCATAAAGTTTTTTATCCATAAGTAAAAGTCTTTCCTTTGATTTGTGATTGACCCTCTGGGTTTTTACCTTGAGGTTTAAATTTACCTAAACCAACTCTCTTAGTTGATCCTAAAGGTCTCTTATCCTTTGGTTTCGTACCGAGTCCACCTTTCCTTGTTGCGGATAGTGTACCAGTTTTTTTCGTTTGTGTCAATACCGAGTCTTGTCCATACTTCTTACCTAGTGACTTAACTGCTTTCTTGAATGCTCTCTTACCCTTCTTACCTGAAGTGACAACGTGACTTCTTTCCTTTACCCTCTTCTCCTTACCATCATCACCCTTCTCTACATATGAACCAGTTACCTTAGTAGCACCAGGTAATCCCTTACCTTTTATATCCCTATCTAATTGTTTTGCTCTTGCACGATTTTCTTTTGCAGACTTATCGGCTCTGGATGCTGACATTGTAGCAATACCACCTTTATCTGATTTAGATTTGATTCTACTCAGACTACTTTCTTCTAAAAATTCTTTAAAACTTTTCATTAGTCTTTAGGTCCGTAATTAGGATCCACTTGTAATAACATATTAGTATCATAATCTGGTTTATTAGTTAGAAGATCATCCATATCAATCCAACTCACACACTTTTGACA